ACTGGGTGAGAGGAACTGCGATTTCAATAACCGCATCAGCCGCTCCACCTTCGAGAGCAACTCCGACGATGCCAACATTGGCCGCCGCAGTTGTTACGAGTCCACCGCCAGTTGTGGCAACCAAGCCACCGATAGCAATAGCCGTGTCGCAATTAGCGAAGAAGGTTGGGTAAAAGAGTTTAACTGAACCGACATCAGAGGCGGCCACATCCGAGAGGGTGGAGCCGACACAACGAGCCGAGCCAGAGACAGCCGCACGAGCCGTGCCGTCAGTATGAATTTCCACTAAGCGATAAGCACAGATCGCAGTAGCAGAAAAGGTGAAAGTGCGAACCGCACCGCCGTCGATATTAGTTGCCATATATTTTAATCCTTTTTCTTAGAGTTTGAAAATACCACGAGTCAAAGCCTCGGTGTATTCTTTGGGGTTTGAGAGCATCACGGCCTTCATAGCCTTGAGCTTAGAAGTTCCGTAATCGCTATGGGCGGCCACGAGTGCTTCAAAATTCTTGGGTTCTTCCTTTTTCTCGGAAGGAACTTCGATGGAGGGCGAGGCGGGAATGGGCTTGATGCCGAACTCGGTGAGAACTTTCTTCACCACTTCGCTCATCTCTTCCTTCTTATCTTCGGAGGGTTCAACCTCAACGGAGACTTCGGGAACGGGAGTTTCGGAGGGCTTATCGGAAGCCATCTCCTCTTTCTTCATTTCTTCTTTGGGTTTCATAGCGGCTTCAAGAGCCTCTAGGCGGACTTTAATGTCCTCGACATCTTTCTTGTATTGGTCATCCATATTAGTTTTATCCTTTTTGTCAAGTGGTGCTTCCTCTACCGCTTCTTTGGCTACCGCTGGGATAGTCTTGCCTCCGCTAACATAACCCAGTTTTTCCATAAACTTTACCATTTCTTCAAAGAGTCCGTTGGTAGCCGCTGGCGAGGAAACAAGATCAGCCGAGGCGATGCTTTGCGGTCTGATGTAGTCCTTGCCATCAATCGTCTCGGACTCATTCACAAAGGCTAGGGAAACGCCGAACTGGTCGGGGGCTTCGCTGGCCATCTCTTTAATCAATCCGTAGTGGGGAGAGTTGCGGAGTAGTCGGAGGTCGGCAACTAGCTTGTCCCCTTCAATGCGGGGATTTCTTGCAAACCCTACAACTGCGTCCAATCCGCTTCCGTGGTTCATCTTGACCTTCACGCCATTCTTGGCACTTCCCATAAGTTTGAGGGCAGTATCTAGGCTGGTTTTGTCCACGAAAAGGTCGTGTCCTTTAGCCTCTCCCACCTCCAAAATGCTCACCCCGCCTAGTTCCATTTCCTCCATCTCCTCATCCCTATAAGTGGAGTAGGCAACCGCTGACCTTTGGCTTTCGTCTGGGAAGTCGCTCATTGCTTGATCGTCTCCCATAAAGCGGGACACAAAGTCTTTCTCTGATTCATCGGCACTAGGAATTGGTAGGGGCATAAATCCCTACCTTATGTCAAAGGAGATCGCCGTCTGCTTCTCTATATGACTTCTTGACCTCACCGCCACCCGCCATCTTCAAGAACTTATTGACTCTAGCCATCGCCCAAGCGTTCCTTGAGTTGGGCTTGCCCCCGCTGATGGTGGGTCGGAAGCTGGTCGAGAACGCCCCAGCTCCCCTTCTGAATACTTTCTTTAATGCTCCAAGGCTAGGAGCGTTCCTTGTGGGGTGCTTGTCCTTGAACTCGGCAATCTTATTCTTCAAGGCTTCCTCGTTCTGCTCCGAAATCTCAATATCCCCAGCCTTGCTCCGGGTGCTTGCCGTGCCTTCGGGGTTCTCCTTCGAGCCTTGTAATTTTAGATCGCCATTCTTGTCTCGGATTAAAACGAATAAAAAGTCACCATCTCGGAGCATCGACATCACCGCAACTTGCATAAGGGTCGAGCCTGTATGCCGAGTCGAGATGTCGCAGTTGTCCCACCATTCAGACCAGAATAATTCAACATCTGTATTGACCGCTGGCTCGCTAGTCCGTGCTTGGTAGGAAACATTGGCCGCCGTGTGCGAGGCAAACTTCATTAAGATAGATCGAACCAAACCAACATTCTCAGCCAAGTCCCTGCTCCGCTTCATCAACTCAATGCGATCATATCCAGTTCGATAACTCTCCGCACCCTGCAAAACGCTCGGGCCTTTGCGTTCCCGATTGTATTTTGTTGCATCGTAATTGAAATGGGTTAGCTTTGCCCTTGCAATCGCTCTCTCAACTCCCGCTTGTGGGTTGACCAAGGCCACGGCTCGGTCAATTAAATTAAGGGATATTTTCTTCACGGGCCAAATTTTGCGTAGGTTGTTCTAATCCTTGTGCCACTTATATTTTGAATGGCAAGAGTTAGTTCGGCGATTGTTGACGAAACTTCTCCGAGGTTCGCCCTTGAAAAAGAGCGTCCCGCTATCGAATATGAGCTACCCGCCACCGCTATAGCTTCAAGACAAGTGACATATTTATCACGAAGAGAAGTAAGGGTGGCTAAGGGTAGCCCAATGAAATCACCCTTCGCCATTTATCTCCTCGTCTGTCAAACTTACAGGAGTGATTTTGAGTAGCTTGTAAAGCCCTGCCCCCACGATGTTCATGCACTCGCAATCGAGTAAGTGGTTCTGCTTTCCAATTTGCTTCCAGACCATCCTAGTCCTACCAGTTAGCGGATTCTTCACCGCCACTTTCACCTCTGCCCTAATATGGTTGTGCCAAACTTCGGGGGCATCGTCAGCCACGAATCCTTCGGAGTGGAGGAGGTTCGAGAATATGTCTTTAATGCTAGGATTAGACCAACGCCAAACTGGACATAGCCTCCACTTCCACCCAATCCTTGATTGCCCTGCCTTACCAGAAAGGGGGTCTCCATTAGAGATTCGGGCAAAGGGTCGGGTGACTTTCTTCTCATTAACAATCTCTGAGAAGCTAGAGCGATCTGAGCCAACCAAGGCCATCCATCCGTGTAAGCAACATTGATAGTAAACATCTCGGGTTTGATCGCCCGAATCAATAAAGACCATCTTGGGCAGTACCTTAAACTCCTCTGCCTTTGCTTCTATATCGCCCCAAGTCTCAAGGCGGCCAGCCCAAACCATACGAGACTTGCCTTCATCGTTATAGGCTCGAACCAGAACCCAAGTATGAAAGCCACCAGACTCTTGCACATCGACGCTCATCACGCACTTCTCGCCCTCCCTAACTTCGCCCATCTTGTAGCCTCCCGCCTTGATCTCGATTCGTTCCTGTTCGTGCTCAAGCCAAGGCTCGGCCAATACTCGATTGATAAAATCTTGTAGCCCTACGATTCCCGCATATTTATCTTGTAGGAACTTGACTGCCAAGCTCCCAAATGTGACCCACGGAGCATACAGGCCATTGAGGTGATACGAGCGTCTAGCTGGTTCGCCGTTGGGGTTGGTTGCCCTCCACTCTCCCCCTCGTAGCATAGCGGTTTTTTGTCCATCTGTGATTGGCTTCTTGCATCCTTCGCACTCATAAAAGGCTGATGATTTTACTAGGGCGAAGTCATAGACGCTGTCCTCTAGTTTTGCTTTATCGTCCCACTTGATCTGTCCCCAAATAAGTTTCTGTTTCAATCCACAATGGGGGCAAGGCACAAAGAAGAAGCGCATATCCCCTTTAAGCCATTCGCTCCAAATCGTGCTGTCTGCCGTAGTCGGGGTGCTGGTGGTTATGATTAGATGGTTCGGATAGGTGCTAACTCTGGCCTCCGCAAGTTGCAACGCTCCCGCCTCTGTTTTGCTAGACCCTGCTTCTGGATATTTGTCCACCTCATCGAGCATCAAAAGGGAAACGCTACGAGATGCAAGATTGGCGGGGCTGTTACTTCCCACAAACCAAAGGCTCATCTTTCTAAAATGCTGTTCGAGAATCTTGATCTTGTCGGTGTTGTCGGGCTTTTCTTTGGCTAGGGCTGGGCAGTCATCGATCATCGGCAACCATCGAGTTTCGGAGAACGATCTAGCAAGAGCCTCGGACGGCATCACCCATAAGGCGGGGCAAGGCCGCTCGGCTAGTCGATAGGCTAGGCCAGCGAGAATCGTGGTAGTCTTGGAAGTCTGCGCTCCCCAAACCAAGCACACCCGCCGAACTGAATCATCCCCAAAGGCCTCTAGGGGTTCTCGGACATAGGGCGTTAAGTTTGTCGAGTACGCACCGGGGATGTTCGTCACCCTTGCCGAGAGCGTAAGGTTTTTCTCTGCCCACTCTGGAATTGAAAGATGTTCCCTTGGCTTGAATAAATCCCTAGTGAATCCGTTGACTTCTTGAATTGGATTATTGGGCATATATTTCCTCGAGGGGCGTTTTTGTTAAGTCTTGCTCTTTTGCTTTGCGAGTTTTTTTAATCTCAAGATATTTTCCGTATGCCTCGCTTTTGGGCTGAGTAAATGCAAGACCCTTGCACCACCAGTCATTTCTAAGAAGAACCTTACACATTCTTCTCCAAGAAGGAGCTATTCTTTTGTCCTCTAAAAGTTTGGGGGCTTCGTCTGGGATTGAGTCAATATATCCACGCTCTAGCCACCATCCGATAAATTTCTTAAATTTTACTATATAATGATCTCTTGTTTTCTTGGGAAGCGACTTTAACAATAGGTTCGTAAAACTTTTCCATGTGTGTCCGTCTGGCTTTGATATTTTGTTATATCCCATAATGTTGCCATTTTCTTGAACATAGAGCGCACCGCTGTTAGCCCCATTAACTCTGGATATAAGTTTGAACCAAGTGTGCGGCTCTAAAATGTGATACAACCAAAGCCCTCTCCTTTGATCATCCCCATATGGCTGACACAACCTTTGCTTACTAATTGGAACACCCGCCTTATGCATAAGGTCATATATCTCATTATGTTTTTTGTCTTTAAACTTTGCGTGGTATCTCCAAATATCTTCGGTTCTCCAATCATAAATTGGATATATGTTGTATAAATTTTCTTCTACTCCTGTGGTAAATCGTTTCCCTTCGTGCATCTTCTTGTCTTGCAGGGCTATTGTTCTGAACCTATTCAAACTTTCATCTGCTCTAATTCCGATGAATCCACCAGTTTTTGCTCCTCCAGAATACCATATTCCCCACAATACCATAAACTCCTCAAACTCCATTCCAGAAACAAAAAATGGGTAATAGCTTTTATCTTTAATTGCCTTGGCTGGTGGCTGTCTTACCCATATTTCACTCTTGCCCTCTTCCCAGCAAGTCCACCTTGGCTCATAATTTGTAACCGCATTTCTTAATAACATGGGGAGGCATACCCAATGAAGGTCGATATTGCTTGCATAATCATTTGTCATTTGCTCTAGGTGCTCGATTGTTTTTTGATATTGAGCCTCAAGATCAATTATCAAAACTCCTACCTTCCGATTCCTTTTTACGGCCTCTTCCAAAACAAGATGTAACATTACGCTACTATCTTTCCCACCAGAAAAGCTCACATATACCTTTTCGAAGACATCGAATGAATAGCCAATTCTTTTCCTTGCCGCCTCTAGAACGCTCTCTGCGCTGTATTTTTTTGTTGTAGCCATTAGTTTAGTTCCTCGTCCTTTCTCGATTCAGCCTCTTTAAGTGTTGCCGTCTTTTCGTTTTTAGATTCCAGCCATTTATTTAGATGCTTTAATGCCGACATATTGGCCGCTAGCTGTTGTTCCTTTGTAAGCAGATTAAATCCACCCCTGTAAACAGAAGGTATTTGTTTTTCATAACAAAGACACGCTTGCCCTAGCCACGCTATTCTGTTCATGCTTTCATTGCTAAGGTTGTGCTCACAAGAGTTGGGCCACTCGGTAATTACACGACTCAATGTGGACTCAAAATGCTCTGTATTTTTAAGAAAATCAGCGTATTCTTGCTTGCATTGATTATCGTCAATAGCTTCATTTTGAGGTTTGTTATTATAGAACCCAGCCTTAAAACATTCCCACTTATTCCAAGGATGATATATTCTATTCATGAAAGATTCTCAGCTTCTTCTAGAGCAATAAACTCGTCCTTGTTTTCTTCAATATCCCACGATTGCGAGAACTCTTGATCATTGAATAGTTCTGATAGTCCACTTAATTGACATAGCCTTAAAACTTCGTCTGCCTCCATTCCGAGTTCCCTGCTTATTCTATCGTCTGACCAATTCCTTTTTTTAAGGTCAACCACAATATCGGACATTGCCTCCACCCGGTGTTTCCCTCTGGCTCTATTGTGTCTTATCGTTGCCGCCATTCTGTCTGTTTTATCTGTTCTGTCGCTCCTTATGCGTACTAGGGGCAGATAGCCATTGATTCTTTTTTGAATGTCTAAATCTTCTTTGCCGCAACGATGCCTATGGAATCCGTCTATTACTTCGTATTTTCCATTTTCGTCTGGCATTGCCACAATCGGTTGGGTGTAGCCATCGGAAGAAATTGATTTTTTAAGAAGCTCCATTTCCGGCGGGGCAACGCTGTTTGGGTTGTAATCATTTGCATGGACATCTTCAGATTTAACCCAAATAACACAATCTACTGGTTCAGTAGCAAATGGGCTTATTGAGTGTAATTTGATTCTGAGTTCGTTAATTGCCTCAATTTTTTTATCTAGGGGCAACTTGTTTATTTCGGCTATATGTTCCGATATTAAGGATTTCATTTCAAACTTTTATCAAACATTTCTTAAAGCGTCAAGGTTTTTATCTCCTCACCATAAGGCTCTTTTCATAAGCCCATTTCGGATTCATGTGAATCTTGTGATGGCAATCAAAGCACACCGCCAAGAAGAACTCCACCTCATTGAGCCTGTCCCCGAATCTCCCCCGCCTGTGATGAACTTGACTTGCTACGCTTGAGCATACTTGGCAGAGAGGGTTGAGCGTTAGGAACTTCTCCCTTACTTCCTTGTACACATCGTTCTGCAACTTCCTTTTCTTAGACACTCGTCGTAGCGGGGTCTTGCGTTTTAGGGGGGAGCGTTTCATCCGTCATAGCATCCACAAGGAATTTCATCTGGCAAGTCCTCAAATAATTTCATTTGGCTTGCGTCAGACTTAATTAAGTCCTCCCACTTCCAATTTCTTCCAAGGCCAACCACACTTGTAAGGCGAGCGTTGTTTTCCATTTTCACCGCCCTTTCTGCAAGGTCTGGATGATTTTTTACTAGGCTTAAAACCTCGTGCTTTTTCATTGCTGGACAAAAGAAACAAGATGATTTGGCTGGTTTGAATCCAGCCTCCACCACAACTTCAACGCATTTCTTCCTACCCCATCCCCATCGAACCAAGGGATATTCATATATGTATTTCTTGTCCTCTGGTATCTTTGCTCTGTGATGCTCGCCAGC